ACAGTCAGGCAATGGTGGAGAACCTTGTCGGCCTGTCTCAGCAACGCGAGAAGATCATCGCTCGTAACTTCGCCAATCACTTCATCAAGCCCCTGTACCTCGAGGTCTACCGTCTGGTTCTGATGAACGAGAAGAAGACCAAGATCATCAGGCTCGCAGGGAACTTCACGGAAGTGAACCCCCAAGAGTGGACCGAGGAAGTCACTTGCACCATCGAACTGAAGCTTGGCTACGGTGAGCAGGAAGCTGAGGCTCAGAAATACATGGGTCTCCATACGTCCCTCTCGGCAATCGATGGGGGCACTGGTCGCCTGTACTCGGAAGCGAACAAGTACGCCCTGATGCAGACCGCCTTGGACAAGACCGGCATCAAGCAGATCAACCGTTACCTCACTGATCCTAGCACCCTCCCGCCTGTCCAGCCTGACCCGAATCAAGTCAAGGCCCAGGAACTCGAGGAACGTCAGGTGGCTGTCCAAGAACAGATGGCTAAGACATCGGCCCAGAAGGTATCTGATCACGCGACCCTTGAACAGATGCGCCTCCAGATCGAGCAGATGCAAGCTCAGTTGGATGCACAGAACAAGAACCGTGAACTCGGTATCAAGGAATTCACTGCTTCGTCTGAACTGGCTCTCAAGACCCATGAACTGGACCTTGTAGAGAAAGAGATGGAGATGAATCCTCCGCAAACCCAAGCGGTCCTCAAGACCTAACGATCCCTCATGAGCGAAGAACTCATGCTCAAACGAGGATTGGCGGCTGAAGTGCTCCTGGAGACAGAGGCCTTCACCGTCGTCATCAACGAGCTATACAACCAATACCTTGCGGAAATCACTGAGAGTGACCTAGGAGCCAAGGAGAAGCGTGAGAACGCCTTCTACCAACTCCGAGCACTCCAGAACGTTACCGCAGAACTCCAAAGTTGGGTCTATGCCAAGGCCCAGCTTCTTACCCCAAACGAAGAGTAATCAAACACTATGACCACCCAATCGGGCGTCAACGCTGAACACACCGCCGCGTTGTCCTTTACTGAAGATGACGCAGCAGAACAATTTCTGTCTAGATGGAGCGATAAGGACCCTGAAGAGGTATCCGAAAGCCCTGAGGAAGAAGACGTAGCTCAAGAGGACGATGAACCGACTGAGCACGAGGCTGAAGAAGAGCATGAAGAAGCCGAAGGAACCGATGAGGACCCTCAAGAAAGCGACGAGGAGCCTACCGAAGACGACGACCAGGAAGTCGAAGAGGAAGACAAGCCTAAGAAGAAGGCTAAGGTCCTCGATGACGAAGCAAAGGTCATCGTTAAGGAAGGCGACGAGGAGCACGAGGTATCCGTAAAGGACCTGAAGCGTCTCTATGGTCAAGAAGCAGCACTGACGAAGAAGTCTCAGCAGGTTGCATCTCAACGCAAGGAAGTGGAAGCCGCTAACCAGAAGGCTGCTGCACAGATTGATCGAATCTATCAGAAGGCCGCTGCCCGTTGGGAGCCGTATTCGAAGATCGACATGCTGGTCGCAAGCAAGCAACTGGATGCTGAGTCTTTCACCGCCCTCCGCGCTGAAGCACAGGCTGCATGGGATGACTTTCGTTTCATCACCCAGGAAGTAGACACGTTCGTAGCGAATGCTAATGAACAACGTCAACAAGCAATGAAGGCTGCAGCAGTCGATGCTGTCAAGACCCTTCAAGAAAAGCTGCCCGGCTGGAACCAGAAGGTTTATGACGAAGTTCGGTCCTATGGGATCGATAAGGGCTTGGCACCCGAAGTCATCAACAACATGGTCGATGCCAATGCACTGCTGATTATCCACAAGGCAATGCAGTTCGACAAGGCGAAGAGTGTCGTGACCAAGAAGGTCAACAACACTCCCAAGAAGGTCCTGAAGACCACCAAGGCAGTCACATCTAATGACGCCAAGGTCGACAAGACCACCAAGGCCAAGCAACGTCTCAAGACCTCGGGTTCCACCGATGACGCTGCAGACCTGTTCTTGGCTCGTTGGGCAGCTGAGTAATCAATCCCTCTCTCCATTTAGGAAAACACAATGAGCAATACCGCATTTAAGACGTACGACCAAGTTGGTATCAAGGAAGACATCAGCGACGTTATCTCGAACATCTCGCCTACGGCTACCCCGTTCCAGACGATGATCAAGAGCGAGAACATCCAGAACACGCTGTTCCAATGGCAAGAAGACTCGCTGGCTACGGTTGCTGTCAACGCAACGCTTGAAGGCGCTGATGCTACGGACAGCGTGCTGAACCCGACCGTGATGCGTTCGAACTACACCCAGATTCTCTCGAAGACGGTGCGAGTGTCGAACACGGCTGATACGGTCAGCACCTATGGTCGTGCCAAGGAAACGGCTTACCAACTCGGTAAGAAGTCGGCTGAACTGAAGCGTGAATTCGAATACCACCTCATCGGTATCTCGCAGAACGCTGCTGTTGGTTCGGAGTCGGTGGTTCGCAAGTTCGGTAACGTCTGGGGCACGGGTGCAAGTGGTGTTGCACAAATCTCCGCAGGTAACGTTGTGGACCACACGGCTACCCCGGTTGCCCTTACGGAAAACGACATCCTGACGGCTAACCAGAACCTGTATCAAGCTGGTGGTGAGGCTACGGTCCTGATGATCAAGCCTGCTGACTCGCTGATCGTGGCTGGCTTCACGGCTGCTGCTGGTCGCTACCGTACGTTTGATGGTTCGGCTGACCGTACCGTGGTGAACGTTGTGGACCTCTACGTCTCGCCGTTCGGTGAACAGAAGGTTGTCATCAACCGCTTCATGAAGGCTGACCGTGCCCTCCTGTTCAACCCGGTCAACTGGAAGGTTGCGGTTCTCCGTCCGTGGTCGCGTATTCCGCTGGCTATCACGGGTGATGCACACCGCGAGGAAATTGTTGGTGAGTTCTCGCTGAAGCACCTGAACACGGGTGCCTCGGGCGCAGTCATCGGCCTTACCGGCGCAAACCCGATGCTTCCGTAAGCATCTGAAGGATAACCAGTAGATTCCTGCTGGTTCCTAGTTTCATCCTTGGGGTCCCTAGCGGCCCCATCCCAATTCCTTTACGTCCTGTGCTGCTCCTACTCTCGGTAGCACGGACCTTTTATACCTATGAAACAACTGCACGATATCAAGTTCAACTTCGATGACAACACAGACGGGTTGATCATTGAAAAGTCGCAGCACATTCCCGAAAGTTTCCTCGAAAACCTTAAGCAAAAGCGCTTCGAGTCTATGAATACTCGGGAAAGTGAATACCAGCATGTAGCTTCCGTCCCAGTCTGTCTCGTTGAGAAGTGGTTGAAGGAAGGCTACGATGTTCACCAAGAACCTATTCGTAAGACCGTGGCTAAACTCAAGGCAGAAGGTTTGGATTACTTCCTCGCAACGGGGAAGAGTGTTTGATGAAAACCTGCACTAAGTGTGGGGAGACTAAGCCGGATACAACAGAGTTTTTCAGGAAGGGATCAAAGACAGTTTCCCACTCTTACTGCAAGCCTTGCGACCGCAAGTACCACTATGCGCGTAGGCAGACGCTCCCAGGCCCCGCTGCCAGCGCTAAGTTTGTCAATTACAGAAACTCCGACAAGCGTAAGAAGCTCGACAACGACCTAACGCTGGAGTTCGTCCTAGAGAAGTCCTACGAACCTTGCCACTACTGCGGAACCCTCGATGGTTTCCGTGGGCTTGACCGTTTAGACAACTCAATCGGCCATCTCCAATCCAACGTCGTCCCCTGTTGCCACCTTTGCAACTACGCCCGTAATGATCACTTCACTCCCGAAGAGTTCAAGTTGATTGGGGCAGCTATCGCTCAAATAAGGAGCAACCGTAAATGACTCTTGCAGACCTCCGTTCCCAACTGCTGGCAATCCTTAATCGTAACGACTGCAGCACAAGCCTAGCGAACACCTTCATCAACCAAGCCCAGACTCGCATTGAGCGAACCCTTCGTATCCCTGGTATGGAGAAGTCCTCGGTAGTCACAGGGAACGAAGATCCTGCTACCGATGCCATCATCATCCCTGTGGACTTCCTGCAGATGAAGTACCTCTATACAGGCTGCTACCTGTTGGAGAACAAGGACATCGGTCACTTCCTAAGGCTCCCTAAGAACATTGGGGACCCGAAGTATTACTGTCGTATCGGTGCGTCGTACATGCTTAAGCCTGCGGTATCCCCGGGCCAAGAAGTCTACTTGGTCTACTACGCATCGCAGCCGTCTCTGGTCAACGATACAGACACCAATCTCTTCTCTACGGTCGCATCTGACCTGCTCCTCTATGCAGCCTTGTCGTATGCCACGGATTACTTCGTGGATGACCGGGTGACTGCTTTTGAGGCTCGCTTCACTTCTCTCTTCGGTGATCTGGTCGAACAGGCTAATCAGACAGATATGGAGCAAAGCGCACAGCAGATCGCCCCTGCATACAACATGGAGTATTAATGAGCGATTCCCAATCCAGTTTCTTCTATGGGACCGCAGTGGCCCCTGAGGTGAACTCCACGGATGCCCTGCTGGACGAGTTGGAGTCTCAGGTAGCTACGGTTACCGCTGCGAACACTCAGGCTCAACAGGCTTCCTCGGATGCCATTGCTGCTGCGAATAACGCTGCGATCTCTGAGGCTAACGTAGCAACACTGTCTCAGGAAGCCAACGACACTCTGTCCCAGGCTAACACCGCACTGGCTGCGGCGAATGCTGCTGTTACCTCCGCACAAGGGTCCGCTACAGCCGCTGCTGGTTCAGCCTCTGCTGCCTCTGCTAGTGCCTCTGCGGCTTCCTCGAGTCAGACTGCAGCCGCTTCCTCGGCAACCACGGCTTCCACTGCTGCTACCAATGCAGGTGCCAGTCAAACGGCTGCGGCATCTTCGGCATCCTCAGCTTCCACTAGCGCTTCCTCGGCTTCCACGAGCGCTTCGAATGCCTCTGCCTCGGCTACCTCTGCGGCTACCCAGGCAACCAATAGCTCCAACTCGGCTATCTCGGCTAGTGGTTCGGCTACTACGGCTACTACTCAGGCTGGCATTGCGACCACTCAGGCTTCCAATGCTTCCACGAGCGCTACGAATGCCTCAGGGTACGCAGCTAATGCCCTGACTAGTCAGAACGCTGCTGCAGCTTCGGCCTCCTTGGCAGCGAGCTTCACTCCGTCTCTGGCGGGTAAGAACGTCCTACTGAACCCCCGGTTCGTTATCAACCAGCGAGCGTATACGTCTGGGGCTGCAACCACGATTGCAAACCAGTACACCCTTGACCGCTGGCGAGTCGTCACCCTTGGTCAGAACGTCTCCTTCACTTCCTCGGGTAACGGTAATCAGATTACTGCCCCTGCAGGCGGTATTGAACAGGTTGTCGAGGCTATCAACGTTGCTGGGGGTACCTACACCCTTAGTTGGACCGGGACAGCCACGGCTACCATCAACGGCACAAGCATCTCCAAGGGTGGTCAAGTAACGCTCCCAGCGAATACCAATGCGACCGTCAGGTTCATCGGGGGTACGTGTAGTCTCCCACAACTTGAGGCAGGGTCTGTAGCCTCCCCTGTGGAGTTCCGGTTCTTCCAGCACGAGCTTGATATGTGTCAGCGGTACTACATCCCTCAGGGTGCCACGGTGATCTACTCGGCTCGAGTTACATCTGGAGATAGTTACTTCATCAGCACTCAGTTCATCAAACGTATGCGGGGTGCCCCCACCATCGTTGCCACACAGTCCGGGGGTACCGCTTCTTTCCCGAGCACCAACCCCACTAGCATCGTCGGCTCTGCCTTTGGATTCTCCTGCACTCTGCCTGCAGCCAGTGGTACCGGTGTGGGCACGTATGGGTTTGTCTACACAGCAGACGCGGAGCTTTAATCAATGACGTACACAGTAGCAACACAAGGGGTCACCAGAGACTCCGATGGAGCCTACATCCCTCAGGACCCTCAGAACACCGATTGGATCCTCTACCAACAGTGGGTAGCCCAAGGGAACACCGCAACGGTCCCTCAGGTCTCCCCTGCAGTCCTTCAGGCTTCCCTAGTAGCCACAGTCCAGTCGATCATGGATACCAAGGCCCAAGGCTACGGCTACGACAGTGTGACTACTGCTGTGACCTATGCCGATGAGCCTACGGTTCCTAAGTTCCAGTCTGAAGGTCAAGCGTTCCGTTCATGGCGTTCTGATGTATGGGCTGCTTGCTATGCGTACCTAGCCCAGGTTCAAGCAGGGACCAAGGCGTTCCCAACGGCCTCTGACCTCCCGGGGCTGATCCCTAAGTTCCCCTTGGATACCCCATGAAGAAGTACCTATGGAACCTCTTGGTTGCCTTGGACGAACTGACCAACGCAATCCTCCTTGGTGACCCTAGGGAGACCATCTCGAGCCGTGCTGACAAGGCGATGAACGAGGGGAAACGTTGGGGCTGCGTCCTCTGCAAGCTCCTGAACTACATCCAGAAGGATCACTGCCAGAAGTCCCTTGATCCCCTTGTGGGTGACAAAGCAATCATTCCAGACTAAGGACAACCATGACTTGGCAAACAGAAGCTACCAAGCTCATCCAGTCCTTCGAAGGATGCAAGCTTACGGCTTATCCTGACCCTGCGACTGGTGGGGCACCTTGGACCATTGGCTATGGGGCTACAGGTCCGGGGATCGCCAAGGGAACCGTATGGACCCAGGCACAGGCTGACGCTGACCTACTGGCTCGTGTACAGGCCCTTGGGACCTTCATCGACTCAGAGGTCAAGATTCACCTGACGGACGACGAGAAGGCTGCACTCATCTCATTCACGTACAACGTGGGACGAGGTAACTTTGATCACAGCACCTTGCTCAAGAAGCTGAACGCTGGGGACATCGAAGGTGCAGCCAAGGAATTCCTTAAGTGGAACCTCGCGGCTGGCAAGGTAATGGCCGGACTAACAAAACGAAGAAGCGGGGAGATGGCCGAGTTCCTACTTGGTGCAGACTTTACCCAACAACAGAGAGCAGCATGACAGACATTGACAACAGGCTCTCGCGTCTGGAGTTCAGAGCGGAAGCTACGGACAAGGACATCTCAACCTTGCGTGAGTCCCAAGCGGTCTTCGGGAAAAGCCTAGAGGCTATCGAGAAGACACTCCTTCAAATTAAGTACGCCCTCTATGGGGGTGGCATCGTGTTCGCACTGAGCACTCTGGGCCTCAAGGAAACCATCCTGAAGCTCGTCCTACATTAAAGGTAACACCATGGCAATTTCTCTTGATCGTTTCAAAGAGCCTTCGACGTGGGCTGGACTCGCTGTCCTGGCTCAGATCATCGCCCCTGCAGTTGGTCTGCACGGTGACGTTGGTACTGCGGTGACTTCGGTTGGCGCTGCGGCTGCTGCAGTCCTCGCGGTCGTGAAGGCTGAACAAGCGGCAACACCTCCTGCATAAAACAAAAAACCCCCTCGGTTTCCTTTACGGATTCCTTGGGGGTTTTTTCGTTTCAGTTTGATACTACGGTTGCGCCACAGGTGGCCACACAGACCTTCAGGGATTCATTACACCCCGCTTGGGCAGCTAGGGGGAACAGTTTGAATCCTGTTTGACACTCCGAGTATTCCGAGGCACACGCTCGGGAGCACTGCTTGTCTGCGTTCGTGTAGTCGATGTGAGGAGCCGTGACACAGCCAGATAGTGTAACTACGAATAGCGCGGCGATTAGGGTTTTCATGTAGGTTTTTAAGTTTGACTCGGAGCCTGTGGATAACTTTTTTGTGTTCATCCCGGCGAACGTAAGTGGTCGTTTGTGTTCATTTCGGGAGGTTTTGTGTTCACCCCCGTGAACAGAACTATATGTTAACTATATCTATGAACTATAGGCGTCGTCCGAGAGCGTCTGTGGATAACTGCTCAGGACCTGCTCTGGGACTTCAGCAGCCGGAATTGATGCTTTCAACACTCCTCCTGCTTGATCCCACACAAACCCGTCCCCAGGAATGATCTCGCACTCTGCGAACGCATCCGGGTCCGTCTGTCCTTTGATAGCCTTCTCGACCCCTTCCAACCTCTTGGCGAGTTTCTTCGGTACGTAGTCGATGACCACAGTACAAAGCAAGCGGTCCCCAAGACGAACGTCCAGACGCTCCCGAGCAATGTAGGTCGCTGCCCTTCCTCGGTTCCCCTTGGTGACAACCCGGAGGAGCTTGGAAGTCTCGAGGACCTCGATGCACTTGTTGACGGACCCTAGGCTCAGCCCGGTCATTTCCCCCAGGCGTCTCTGGGACGGCCAGCACTCCCCTGTGTCCTTGTCGGCATGGCTCTTGATCGCTTGCCAGATACCAAGAGCATTCATACCAATCTGAGCGGCGATACCCGATGTGAACATATCTCTCTGCATCGTTTGAAAGGTAGTATCGATATCCGCACTCATCATTCCCCCCGGTCGTAACTGTCCTGCCGTCGGGTCACCTCGGCCCCCAGGCACTCAATGATGATCTCGGTCATCGTGACCCCCGAGAGACCCGCGAGGACCTTGAGCCTCTTGTGCAGGGACTGGGGGATTCTCAGGTTCAATGGTTTGGTAGCTTCGACTTCAGGGACCCTCGCTACGATCTCCGATAGCCCTTGGGGCTTTCGTACAGGCTCGCCACGGGCCTCGTGGACCTCCGGGGGTACCACGCGTGCTCCCTCGGCTATCCGAGCCACGTCAGGGGGCAACTCAGGGCCTCTGAGTGCAGGACGATCAGCCATTGAAGACCTCCTCGTACAGTGAGGTGATTTCCTCGGATGCCTTGGGGTCCTGTAGGGACTTCTCAAGCTCCGTCACCGCCCTTCCTGACCGTGCTGAGGCTCTGAAGGCCTGACGACCCACGATGTACTTGGTGGTTCTCCTCAGGTAGTCGTGAAGGGTGTCCAGCATCTCCAAGGAATCCCTCAGGTCATTCTTGGCATTGAACGGAACATTGTTCAGCACCGCATACACACGGGTATCTGGTCTGGTCTGTCGCATCTCGTTGGCGAGCTTGACCATGGGTCCCATGCCCGAAGTGTCGTACTGCCCTATCCCGAGGGGTATCACGATAACGTCAGCAGCCATGCAGGCAAGGCGCATCTCCAGACCGTTACCTGCAGGGACATCCACGATCACCACATCGTAGCGTTCCTTCTGTGCCAGTAGGTCGGTGTAAATATTACCTCGCAACATCGCTAGGTTGATCGAAGGGAGTCCCTCGGTATCCCTACGTGCCATGCCCCACGCGTAGGCGTATCGACCTGTGGACTCCTCGACATCCGTATCGGTGAGCATCACGCTATGTCCCCGTGCAGCGCTCATTCCAGCGAGGTTCGTAGCTATCGTTGTTTTTCCAACTCCACCTTTCTCTGCAGCAACCGCTATCAGCATATGGCCCCCTTGGTGTAATGAGTCGTAGCTTAATCGGTGCATATGTAGATGTAAAGATAGCTTTCTACAAATCTACACAGTTAAGGAGGGGTGGTCCTCGTTTGTGCAACACCCCTTGCACTATCCCCCTTCACTGCTAACTCTCATTAGCAGCCTTGCGTTTAATGCCCCAAGCCTGATAACGGCAATTATCGGGATGGTGTTTGGTACCTAGAAACCGGGTTAGTGGGGTTGGGCCAAGGACTCTCTAGGGGAGAACCCTTGTGGCAACCCTCAGACTGCCCCCAGTTCCGTCAGGTATCTAGAGGCCAACTCGTTGCCAGCCTTGTCGAAGAACACTTGCATCGACCTGATCCCGCCTTTGTTCTCCATGAGCCACTTGATCTTCAGGTACAACTCAGGTTCGATCTTCAGGTTGTAGCTCATTCGAGCCTGCTCCTGCACGGTCTCCGGGTTCTCCCAGGGGTACCGTGCCTTCTTCGCTGCCTCTTCCCGAACCTGCTCCTTCAACTTCGTGATCTCTGCCAGTGCGTCAGCCAGTTGTTGCTCTGCTGTCTTAGCCATGGTGTTCACTCTTGTAAGTAGTTTGATTAGTGTGTGTTTCCGAACCCATGACTGCACTGTACAGCCTTGTTTAACTCGTTGCAATAGTACCAACGTTCTCCTGTGTGCGGGCTACCACATAACCACCGAAGTCCTCGAAGGCATCTTCGAAGTTCCCGTAAACGAAAGAAGGGCTCCCCAGCCCAAAGATTTCATAGCCGATCTCAGGGGTTCCCGAGAGGATCAGCGCGGCACCGACAGCGAATTGAGCAGTGAGGATAGTTGTCATTTTTGTTGGCAAGGGGCGTTACAAGTTGTTTCAAAAAGGGGAGAACGAATATTACGACTATACGAAGAGAAAGTGTTTGCCCTAGTGTTGTATTTATGTTCACCATTCGTACGAACAATGTAGTGTTTACCGAACAGCCGCTAAAAGTTCGTCATCGGACAGGTGGGCGTACCGGAGCGTGGTCTTCACGTTCTTGTGTCCCAGGAGCTTCTGCACGATCACCACGTTCTTGGTCTTAGCCAAGGTCCTGGTGGCAGCGGTGTGCCTCAGGGTGTGCAGAACGAAGTCATCGTCAGCCTCGAGGTCCATAGCTTCCTTCAGACGACTCCAAACGGCCCTGAGGTGCCCGAGGTTGACATCGAACACACCTTTTGTAAGCGCTTCCTTAGCACGCTCAGACAGCGGGATCGACCTAGCACCTTTGGTCTTCGAAGTCCACAGGCGAACCCAGTCCCCATCGACATCCTTCTCCTTCAGTGCCAAAAGTTCCCCTCGGCGCATCCCAGTGTCGATGAGGACCGTAATGAACCTTGCAATCTCATGCTCATTCCACGATGTGAGAAGAGCCAGCATCTGGGATTCCTCGGCCTCGCTGATCCAACGGACCCTTGAGTTGTCCTCGGACTTCCAGGTGACCTTGGGCATCTTGTTGATCCAGTCACGATCCATGGCGTACTTCAGAACACTGTGGACGTTGGTCAGCTTGCGGTTGATCGTGCTGTCCTTCAGCACCCCCTCCATGGAATCCACGAAGGCATCGATGTGGATCGTCTTCACATCTTTGAGCGGAAGGTCACCGACACAGGCGATGAAAGCCTCTACGTTCGTGATGGCGGTCGAACAGTAAGCCTTACCGAGCCACAGGGGCTTCTTGGCGATCTGAAGGAGTTCCTTAAGAGTCGTAGGGGCTTTCATAAAATACCTCCGTGTTGGGTGTTACGCTGGTGTAGGACAGATATTACTGTTTTGTGTGACATTGTGCAAGTGCTTTCGAAAAGAAACCCCACAGAAGTGGGGGGTGGGGAAAACACTTACAGTGCCTCCTTGTTGGCGGCTAGGATTGCTGCGCGCATACGCGATTGATGGTCGTCCACGTCTTTCCCGTCCGTATCGAACCAAGCTTCTATGGCGGCTTCAATTTTCTCATTCGTCAGCGCCGCATCATTTCCGGCGTCCGCACTTACCCTTCCGAATCCATCGCACACATCACATTTGTATGGTTCGTATTCGCTCGAACCTTTGTCGTCGATATGAAAGCGCCCGCCGTGCGATCCAGTACCGTTACAGTTCTGGCAAGTTGCTGTGTCGGCGTCCACTCGCGGTGCGCACTCGGGTTGTGGGGCGGTTTGGTGCTTCTGGTACTCAGCCTCACACTCTTGATAGATGCGTTCGGCCTTCTCGGTATCCCCGGCAATCAGGGCATCCCGAAGATCACTACGGGTCGCTAGGAGAACGTCTTTGTATCTCATGCTCCTGGTTCCTTTTGGAAGAGGGGATTAACTGCGGTCACCCAGAAGCCATCACGGTTCCGGGACATACCCTTCGCGTACATCTCTGGTTGACTAAGGCACCTTCGGGGATTCGGAACAGAACTAAATTCCCCGGTACGGTGTTTATCGAAGGCCGCAGTCGAGTTGAAATACTCACCGCAGCCACAGCATTGGTTACGGTCACCACGAAGGTTCACTCGATACCTCGGCTTTCCAATACTCGTTCAAAAAGATCACAGGCGTACTCGTACCCGGACCAGTTATCAACACCCGCGGTCCCAAGGCACTCAAGGAACAAAGCGTCAATCCTGAGGTCCTCTAGTACCTCTACGTCCACTAATACATGAGGTCTTAGTTCAGCCATTAGAATCCTGGGATATTAGGGATGATGTTCCCTTGGTTATGGTGATCACAGGCATACTGCCAGTAATCCATGTGCGTAGGTGAGGGGACGCAGAACCAGAAGGGGAGAGACCACCATAGGTAGATGGTCTGGAACACTAGCGATTGTCGCCACTACCAGAGATGACGCCTCGGGCACTACGGCTCTGCAGCTTGTCGATATTGGCTTCAGCAATGGAACCAAGGCTCATATTCAGGTCCGAGGCAATCGCAGCGACAAACCACAGAATATCCCCGAGTTCCTTTTTGATTACCTTGGGATCAATCTCGTATTGGTCACGGAGACCCTTGGCGATATAGGCATTCACTTCACCGACTTCTGCAGTAAGACCGAGGAGCGCATAGGACTCACAGGCCGAAGGAAGTCGGAAGCTCATGGCTTCATCTTGATACAGGTTGAATGCGTTCATTTCTCTCTCTTGATGTCTTTAAGTTGGGTCTCGAGGGTCCTGATCTTGGCCTCGAGTACCGCGATGTGATCGTAGGCATCCTGAGCACGTACCCAGTCGCCATCTGATGAAGCCTCTACTTCAAAGCCGCAGTAGCCTGTGTATTCCGAGTAGAGGTCGAAGCGCTTGAGTACGGTGCTCATTAGGTTCCTTTACAGCGGTCGTCCAAATCAGGACGGTGTTTGATCATCCAGCTTGCGAACATGAGGCAGCACGAAGCGTGGTACAGGTGGCCCTTGCCGGACTCAGGATCAAGGTCCTCACCATCATTGAAGGCCGCTTGGTGACGACCAGCAGCATCCATCAGACGGGACACAGAGATACCCTTGCGCCAGTTGTGGGCCTGATACTTCTTCTCGCCGAACGTGAGGACCTCAGCGACCCCGAGGAGCCACGAGGAATCCAAGAGGGACATACGAGCCTTGCCTTGGTCGTGCTTGGTGCCACCCGAGTTGAACGGTGTGGGAGCCGGGGAGACCTTCAGGCCGTCCACCGTGGCACCCATCTGCTGTTCCGCGAGGATTTCCAGCAGCCGTTCCTTTTCCCTGTAGACCTGATCGGCGTTCGCCTGCTTCAGTAGTTCCCCAAGGTCCAGACACTCGTTCGAGGTCCGTACCGGTTTATACGGGTCACCCATGGCGATGTGGCCCATGGCAATCACGGAGTCCATAGAATCACTTCTCCTTTCTCAAAGTCCCAATCTGAATCGTGCAGAATCCGAGCACAGCGTGCCTGCGTCAGTGCATCGTCTTCCGTGAGACCAGCTTTGATGTATGCGTGCTTAACGGTTTCCCAGTTCACGCCCTTAGAATCCAGCAGTTTGTTAGCGGAGACCGGGCCGATACCTGGGCACCCGGGGAACCCATCGGTCGTATCGCCTGTGAGGGTTTGATAGAGGAACTGGCGATGAGCATCAGCCTCAGTGACCACGATCTTATGACCTTCGAGCTTGGGGTTCAGGTGCCACATGGTCCCAGGGATCGTCTTCAGGTCCTTGTCCATCGTAACGATCATGGTCTTGCCCTTGAACTTTGTCGCAAGGATTCCCATGCAATCGTCAGCTTCCAGCGTAGGCTTCTCGAAGAACGGGTACTGTTCCTTGGACCATCCCTTGAGAGCCGAGTAGCCGATGGGCTTACGGGACTTACGGTTCCCCTTGTACGGGGGATACACCGTGTTCCGAAAGTTATCCTTGGACGTATAGCAAAGCTTCAGGTCATCACAGCCAGTATCCTCAACAAACTTGTCGATGTACTTGACGAAGAGTTCCTTGGCTTGCCCTACGTCCGTGTAGGTAGTCCACACGTCATCGTCCCACTCGATCTCCGTCTCACACGCTGAAGCAGCCCGGTAGCAGGGGATGTCTGCGTCGATCAGGAGGAGCATCAGAGAGCTTCCTCGATCTTCAGGGTCGCCTTGTACTTCCCGTGGCTCACCACTTCGATGATCTCCACTTCCTGACCGTCCTGAGCGAACGGCTTCCAGCCTTGCAAAGCAGCCTCAAAGGTCTCGTAGGGTTGCATACTGATCGATGAGTCACCCCTACGGAAGAAACGGAATTCCTTCGCGACCGGTACGGCTTCGACGTGCTTCAGGCGCTTGTCATAGACAGCAACGTCATTGAGTCCTTCGACTTCCACGGTCACTAGACGATCACCCGGCTCGTCGTCGTGCTCACACACATCCTTGAGGGTCCCTTGGGTCCCCGCAGATGTGGTGTGATAGTCTTCGGTAAACTCAACGCGATCACCAACTTGAAACTTGCTCATTCTTGAAACTCCTGTTCGTCAGCCCCAAGGGCATCATTGATTTGTCGTACGCCATCTTCAAGGGCGAAGAGCAGCGTCAGTGCTTCTTGTTCTTGCTCGAGGTCATAGGGATCGATACAGCCTGCGGTAGCCTTAAACAAGGTCTCGAGGTCCTCTTCGTATTCCCACTCCTGACCGTTCACTTGGATACTGAGGTACAACTTGTTCCCATAGAGATACGGGATTACTTCGGGAATCATCTGGTCCTTCACTCGGCCCATAGGTACTCCAAGCCCTTCTGTGTGATGAGCCACTGACCACCAAAGGTCTCACGGTCTCGTTGGGTTGTAATGAGGCCCATGGACGCCATAGCGGCAATCTCAGGGGCATTCTGTCGAGCGAGGTTCCCCTTCACATAGGCAGGGGAGAACCACACTTCACGTAGTAGGTCGTTAAACATCAGTGGCACGTTGCCCATGTAAGGCCGGTCTTGTATTCAGCGTCTACTTGGCACTTGAAGTTGAAGTGAACCCCAGCCTTGCGGGCACAGATGGTCGTCATCTTCCCGAAGGAATCCTCGAGACCCTCACGGACTGCCCATTGCAATTCGTCGTGAATGAAGCCGAGAAGAACGTAGTCCTTGTCCCAGCCATACTGGAGACCATCACGTTCAGCTTCTAGGAAGCACTCGACCAGCCAACGCTTCGCCACAGCAGCACCAGCACCCTGCAGCAGCGTATTGAGGGCTGCGTGCTTATGACGTACGGTGATCCTGCGACCGTCGAGGCCGATGAGGTAACCTCGGGATGCTCGGTCATCCACCTTTTCCTTGAGTTTCCCCAGTGCAGGGAGCTTCTCTAGGAACGATTGCTTCAGTTGCTTGCCCCGCTTTGCACCAGCACCAACGATGGAGCCGATCTTCGCGTCACCAGCCCCGTAGAGCCACCCGTAGATAAAGGTCTTGGCGTTGTCACGAGTAGGGAGACCAGCGGCCTGTTGATTGACCGTATGGATGTCACCTTCGAGGATTACTCGTCCGTACTCCCCTTGGTCCCAATGCGCCATGTAGTGCGCAAGGCAGCGCAGTTCGATCCCGGATAGGTCCACTCCGACTTGTCTGAATCCAGGGCGCACACCGAAAAGCCCTCGGCATTCTTTGCCCCACAAAGCTGACACACTTGGTACTTGGGCAATGTTTGGCCACGAGTGCGTGCAGCGTCCTGTAACCGCCCCATTAGTGTTGATAGAGTGGTGGATGTGCCCTTGGGTCTCAAGTTTGAGCCAAGCTTTGTCACCTTCTGCAAGCTGCCCAATTCGTTTCTCCAGTAGGAAGTATTGCGATAGAAGTTTTGCTTCGGGATACTCGAGTTTCTCAAGGATCGTTTCGTCAACCTGAGGCTTACCGCCGTCCGTGAACGCTGTGGGTTCCCACCCATACTTGACCTTCAGACGATGAGCGATCTGGTCACGGGAACCAGGGTTGAACTCGGTCACCTTGTCCTTAAGGCGCTTGCCGGTCTTCAGGGACCAGCGTTCCTCTACAAGTGGTGGGAACGTCTCGATCATCAACTGACGGATCGTGTCTCGTTCGACAGCAAGCTTCCCGTACAACTCCGAAGCTGCCTTCACATCGAAAGTCCAGCCCGAGCGTTCCATCATCGAACAGAACCAGCGAACATCGTGCTCAAGATCGATAGCTTCCTGAGAGTACTCAATGTCCTTCAGCTTCACGTAGAGAGCCTCAGTGACCTCAACGTCGAGGTCGCAGTACGCACCCATGTCCTCAGAGTACTCAAGCCACTCAGAGCCTTCTACGTACTCCTCGCCCATGCGTTCCTTGAAGTCCAGCTTGTACTCACCCTTCTGGAGACCCAGACGGTAACCCCAACTCTCTAGGGAATGGGAACCGACCAACTTACTCGGGAGCTTCCCGGCCTTGATATGCCCACCATCGCGGGTCATAAGGTCCGAGAAGATCAGCCGGGAGACTACGAGGGTGTCATAGACCTTCTTACGGTCCACGGTGAACCACGGGTACAGCTTGGCGATCAGAGGTAGATCGAATCCGATCACATTATGACCAGCTAGGATTCCTTGGTTCGCAGCTTCCTGAAGGTACCTAACGCCTTCCTCTATGTTCTCAGGGGTGAACCTGCGGAGTGCCCCTGTATCGAGGTCTTTCACAGAGATGCAGTGGATTCGTGTTGCATCTTGCAAGAGTCCGTTGCTCTCAAGATCGAAAAGGGTAGTCCGCATGTAGTTCCTTATTTAAGGTTCAGTTCGTCTTGTTCGTCCACGAGGTACTCATCAACGTCAAACGCGTTGGGCACTGTGGAGAACCCGAGGATCAGGCCGATACCGATGACAGCCGATGCAGCCATGACAAGCACTGTGGTAATGATGATTCCGAGGATGTCCATGTTTCTCTCTCTCTCTCTCTTTAGGTGAAGCGTTAAAAGGTGTAAGCCTCAGGGTCAGCCTCAGGCTTGAAGTCGCTTTGTTTGTCGAATAGGCGACCTGTGATCCGGTCGTACCCAAGGGGAATCAATGCGCCGGTTGCTTGGCCGGTATAGCGGTCCTTCAGTACACGGAAGGTTGTAGTGCTGCGGTCGTCTTCGTCCTCGGACTGCTGGTTACGCTCAAGGCCGAACATGAAGTACGACCAGAAGCCAATTGCTCGTGCCCCCTTGAAGTGCTTGATGGATACGTGGCCTCCCTCTTCGTGGCTCTTACCCTCAGGTGTACTAAGGTGCGAGACGAAATGAATGATGACCCGGAGTTCTTGGGCCAGCCCTGCCATCTCTTTCATGATCTGCTCGAGACTACCTCGTTCATCGGAGGTGTCAGCCATGGCAGAAAGGTGATCCACATAGAAGATGCGGATTCCCTCGGCATGTGCCATATACCTAATCTTGGCCTGCACAACGTCCCAGGCGGTCTCGCCGAAGCTATCGTATAGGTAGACCTTGCCCTCAAGTTCCCGAACGGCTTCTAGGCGTTCCTCACGGGTCCAAGAGCCATCAGGGACGTGGAACCTCTTACCCTTGATCTTTCCGGCGACCCGCGCTGCGGTCTCTTTCGGCTGCTGCTCGAGGAAAACGAGACCTACTTTCTGTTTGAGCACTTCCACATCGAAGGCAATTTCCTGCGTGAGAAAATCTGTCTTGCCGATACCAGTACCCGCACCGAAGGCATAGAGTTCCCCGTATCGGCGACCGTACGTGAGCTTCGTCAACGCTTCCAGAAACCATGGGAGTCCTTGTTCAATTTCCTTGTCGAGTTCGTCATACAGGTCCGAGATTCCAACGATCCCATCGGGCCTATACGCCTTCGCATTCCAGATAGCCTGAATGACCTCAGCACCCTTGCCAGCCTTCAGGCAGTCGTTAGGGTCCTTCAGGGGCAACGAGGCGATCTTGGCCTTGCCCGGGGGGAACAACTCGGCACACGCCTTAGAAGCTTCCCGCCCAGGTTCATCCATGTCGAACATCAGGACGATCTCTTCGAACTTCTCGAAGAATTCCATCTGCCTCGCCATGTCCTTCTTGGCACCTTGGGCACCGTTAGGAACGGATACCACCGGCCACTTCCCACCCTGAAGCTGCGATACGGTCAGAGCGTCGATCTCGCCTTCGGTGACGATGATCTTCTTACCCTTGTCCCACAGGTTCTGCCCAAACATCGGAGGGTGCTTCGCGTCCCCAAGGAACGAGAATTCCTTATTGGGACCACGGACCTTACAGGCCACCACTTCGCCGTCTTTGATGTACGGGTACATGTGGGCCTTCTTACCTGCGTACTGGCCGATACGAACACCGAACTGTCGGCAGGTTTCCTCACTGATCATGCGCGGAGGGATGCCTTGAACTTCGGCATTGGAATACTCGTCCAGATTTGCAGCCACTTTCTTACTCCGTCTTGTAGGTACTTCTCCATCACCCTTCGCCGTGACTCCACAACTGAAGCAATGCGTATGGTTATCTGAATACAGCGCATTGGCATCACTAGAGCCACAGGAATCACAGGGTCCCTTACGAACCAATACACTGTCTTCTCGTTCCATCAGTTATCCAAAAGTGCTGCGGTTGACTCGGGGAATGCCCAACGGAGCCGTTCATCGATCTGTTCGGCTACCTCACGGCACTCAGCTTGAGCATGGGGGTCCATGCGCTGCTTGCAGACCCGTGCGAAGGCCATAAGGGAACCTGACCATACCCACTCGGTCATAGTGTTCAGGGGGAGAACCATTCGGGCTTGCTCGGGTGCTACACCTTGGTCCAGCAGGTGGAGGTACAGTTGCAGTGCGTCGCTCGTATGACTGCCAATGTCATCTGCACCATCCTCAAAGGCCCACATCGAAGTGAGGGCCACAGCAGCATCACTGCTACCTTGCTTCACGTTCTCAGCGCGACCTCGCCACTCTTTAGGGATGAAGAACTCAGGCTCACTGTCCACGTACCGGCGACTTACCTCGTTCCAGCTAAGGCCGACCTGATGCTTCACCAACTGGCGAGCAACGAAGATCGGGGCCTTGATACGGAACGATAGGAACGTGTGGGCGAAGGGTGACCAGTGGTCATGTGTCGCGAGGTAGTTGATGAGCTTGATGTCCTTGGCAGGGAGAATTCGTTCCGCTTTCTCTAGGTCATACTCCCACTCACTTTGTTTGTCGAAGGACACTCGGGCCACGTTAGCGACAGTAAGATCGTTTCCCATGGTGTCGAGCAGTTCGACCTTAATGTCTGCGGTCTTCATCGCTTAGAAGCACTCCGTCACGGGGTAGGCACCGTCGAAGAAGTCCTGCGTATCCTTCAGTTCCTTTCGGAGTAGCTTCAGGAACCCGATGAGTTCCTTGAGGTCTTCCCGGGTGAACCACTGGTCGGGGATTCGGATGCGTGCTGTCTGGTCATCGCGGTCCAACTTCGCAGTGGCACAGCCGCCCAAATCAGATGCGTCGAAATACCATTGATTTTTCATCTCTCTTCTCTCTTTAAAATGTAATGTTGATGTCGGCGTCCTCGAGCGTCATGTCGATGTGCGCAAGGATTTCCTGGGTCATCAGGGACAGGAAGCCACCCGTGGGACCTGAGGAGAAGAGCAGGCCAGCACGGAGAGCTTCGGCTTGCTCTAGGGACAGCGTGATCTTCACGTTGCCGTTGTCGGTATGCTTAACTTTCATCAAAGGACCTCAGGGGAACCAAGGGTGTACCGGGTGTAGTACTGACCAGTGACCGGGTGTTGCTTCCAATGGGATTCGATGTTGAACCCTGCGTCCCGAAGGTCCGTAATACGGCGGGTGAGCGATTGGATACTGTGGTCAAAGAGCGCCTCGCGTTGACTGATGGAGCCAGCCTTGCGAAGGTGTTTAAGTAGAACTTGTGTCTGTGTCATTTAGATTTCCTCCACGTTTGCTGCGTTTGCCTTGATCTGCTTCTCGACCTGCTTGATGAGCTTGCGGAGTCCCTTGAGGTCTGCGAGACCGTAGAACTGCCTGGGAACCATTAGACTCACGTCATGCGTTGTTACCTCGGATACTTCAGGGAGCCGTGCGAGGCTCGGGAACATATCTGCGTTGACTTTCATTTCTTTCTCTCTTTTAACCAAGCTTCAGGGACAACCTTGTCGGAATAAAGGAATCCGTGGCGTTGACACCATGAGGCATAAGTAGACTTTGATCCCTTGTACAGGGGGCTTGCACTACGGGAGAAGACGAAGCGGATGTCCTTCTCAGGGTGGGCTGCTTTCACTGCCAGATGCTTAGTTCGGTCTGCTGAGTCAAACAGTCCCTTACCCTCGATGATGATTCCATTACCCAACATGAAGTCAGGCTTGTAGGAGTGCGGGATTACGTACTCAAGCTTCTGAGTTTCATACTCGTATGCCATACCCGCTTCATCGAGTTGCGCAGCGATCTTCTCTTCGAGACCACTACGCAACTTTTGCTTCACCTTAAGCCCGTGGTGTTTCTTAGTTACCCACGAGCGCTTCATCAGAAGTTCACATCTTCGTCTTCTTCTTGCTCGGCCTCAGCACCTTCGAGGTTATTCGAGGGCTTCGGGCTGCTAGGCGATGCTACGTAGCCTTCGTCTTCCTCGTCATCGGTACCCCAATCGGCACTCGACTCGACCAGCTTCACGAGGCGCACTTCGTTCAGGTAGGCGCTAACACCTCCACCGAAGCCTTCATATTCCTTGAAGGCCCCACGGACCTGGATGGTCGAGCCACCACCGATGCGAATCTCATCGCGGATAAGGTTGCCCTTCGAGTCAACGACCTTCGGCTGCTTCTTCGACTTGAACGTGAAGGTGTACGTGCCGTCTTCGTTGACCTTGAACGGGTTGCCCTTGGCGGTCTTGGCCTTCTTACCAAGTTCCAGGCGCTGTTCTTCTACCGCTTCCAGCAAGGGCTTTGCGGCCTCTTCGGACAGCGTGATGCTGGTCTTGTACTTACCTTCCGGATCGAACTTAACGTCCGGGGTGAACAGGTTGCTGTAGCCCGAGGGGCCTTTGGGTGTTACAAAGTTCTTCATGTGTCAATCTTCAAAGTAAGGGTCAAACAAAGGGTCAATGAGGTCCCAACCTTCGATCTCGTTCAGGTCGATGCCTTGGGCCATAAGGGCTACTGCTTGGTCGAGAGGCATTCGCATGTCCTCCACATAAACGTCCATACGGGGTCCTAGAAATGGGAAAAGGCCCCGTAGGGCCTCGTGGTTACTGCTCAAGTTGTTTGATTAGCCGCTTGTACTTGGCTACCGTGTTGGTCGCGAAATCCACGTCATCACTGACATAAGACTTCGACTTTGGAGGGCACTTGTCACGGTCTAAATACGACTGGCGTTTCAACCATGCTTCGTGTGCCACCCTTTCCGCCGATGCCAACCACTCTTCCGCCTTCACCATCCCTGCCTGCAACTCCTCGAGGTTCATTTCCTCTAAGCGTTTCTTGCGGGGCTTAGGGACGGCGAAGATTCGCTCGAGGTCCTTCTTGGTCAGGTACATTTTTCCGAGCGGGGAGTTCATGAAGACCCTCCCGTTCTCCGGGTCCCTTTGGTAAAACCCGTCAGGGTTCGTGAGGGCGCGGTCAAGACGTTCAATATCGAGCGACATGGTGGTAACCTGTGTTGTGTTGTGCAAGAGTTTAAGCGAAGGCGAACGAAGAATCAAGCACCGACGACAGGTCGAAGGAGCCGCGTTGGGGAATTCCCAACTCCTTGATTTCCTTGATGGTCGTGGTGATCTTCTTCAACACCTTCACGTCCGTCTCAGCACGGGCAACTTCCAGCAGGTCTTCGGCCACACGCTCCGTGATCTGCTCCAGCGGAGACATCGTCTCGTACATCTGGACGAACGTCTCGCGGACCAACTTCGAGAAGCGTGGCATATGGTTCGGAAGGGACGCAAAGGAGTCGTGAATCATCAGGAACTCTTCGATGCCTTCGTTCACCGCAGCAACGGCCACGCTCTGCAAGTGAGCCGCATCCATCGAGTGGATGAAGTTCGGGGCGATACTGTTGCGCTGCTTAGGCTGGTCCAACTGGTTCGTCGGAGCCAAGGGAATAGTCGCCTGCTGCATGACCATGACGTTCTGCGCTTTACTCCACACTTCACAACGAACAACCTTAGTCGGAATCGTACGATAGGCGTTCTCAACGTACAGTCCCATATGCGTTTCCCAACGGATCGAGACATTGTGCCGGGCGCTCTTGCTAGCCAAATCCTGCAGGTACTTCATCGCAGAGGCAGCAGCCGGGACCGTGGTCGCAACCGCTTCTTCGATCAGGCCAGCAAGGAACTCAGCGTGCTTCGAGTACGACTTCTCGTCTTCCTTATCCGAACCAAATACAGCCTTGCCAGCATCCTTGCGGATGATGTCGGTCACCAACTGCTTACGGAACCCTTGCTTACGTGAGCCGTACACATAGGTCATCACAGCACGCTTGGTCACCTTGCGGTCGATACCATACTTCAGCCACAGGGCTGCAGATTCGGCTACCTCAGGGTCGTTGAGGGCTTCCTGTACCTTGGGGACCACGAGGCCTGCCACGTACGCATAGACGTCCTGGGAAGCGTCTCCCGGTACCAAGTTGACTCGGGTAGCCCCTTGGACATCGCGGAGCATTGCGCTGTAGTGCTGCAGCCCCGAGCAGGAACCATCGATAGCCACGAAAGTGCGGCTGATGTGGTTCACCGGGTCTGCATAGTAACCGGCGAGGTCGAAGCATGCAGCCAAGAAACAGAACGGGCTGTCCGCAACCATCCACAGGTCCATGGTTTCCAATGGGTCCATGGCGATGTCCATGATGTCTGACAGGTTCGCATCGGTCCACGCTACACGCTTCTCGAAGGCCATCTTGTCGAGGGCAACACCATCGATCTTCTGAGCGTTGGTTGTAGCTGCGTGCCACTTGAGCCATTCGACACCATCAGCGTTCAGCTTCTGTCCTACTGCGGATTCAAACAAACCCTTACAGTAATCCGATCGTTGGTGATTGAACCCGGGAACCGCATACACACGGCCACGGAAGTCCACCTGTGCGGGCTGGAACATTGCGCCACCAAGATACCGGTCGACAACCGATAGGTCACGGCGGATGGCTGCACGCTTCGAACGGGCTGAAACGAAGTCCTTGCGCTTCATCCCTTTGACGGGACGGGCAGGAATCTTCTCACCAACCGCAATGTCATTCTCCCAGACATGCTTAAGAACTCCGAGGACTCGCTCGTTGATCTGTAAGGCAACCTTTTGGATAGCATTGACAGCTTGGACGAACGGCGCATCGTTCTGGATTGCCTCGCCGACAGCGCCAATCTGACGCTTGCTTCGGGACTTCATGAACGGGAGACGCTCGGCCAGTTCTCGGGCCTTGTATGCACCAGTGTGGTAGTTGGTCCATGGGGTTGGCTGGTCACGCATGGCTTGAAACTCAGGTGCCATGTACTGTTGAAGCTCGACCACCGTCTCGATGGCCTCAAGGGCCTCAGGGGTGAACAGGAAGGTCCGAAGACCATTCTCGTCAACCGCCTCAACATCCCCCAATTCCGCACCCTCACGACTGGTGTAGAACAGGTGGGTGCCCTTGATAGCCATGTTCGCAAAGCAACGGCCAAGTTGGAATCGCTTGGTCTCGTCGAACGCCTCTTGGCCGTCCAACTTGCGGAACTGCTCAATACGAGCATCGCGACCATGGTGGTCCCTAACTTCCCACTTCGTGATTTCCTTGTATTCCTCGGGGAAATTCTCACGAACCCGTACGGCCAGCATTTCGATCTCGATCTCTTCACCGAGTTTGCGGAACACATTAGCCACCGGCTCCTGAGCACCCGCACCTACACAGCACGTCTTAAGTGTGTGGGCAGCGAGGCGTTCAAGGTCAACAGCACGGAGCGCCTCGACATCGGTCGAAGGGCGACCACGCTTGTTCAGGTTGGCATCAATATAGGCTACCCGAATGGCACTAAGGACTTCCTCGAAATACGAGTGGAAGACCTTGCCTTGTGCTTGGGTCAGTTCTCCTGCATCGGCTGCAGCCCGATCTGCATTGTGGTAACGCTCAAAGCCTCGCTCATACATCATCGCTTCAGCTTCAGCATTGGTCATCAGGGCTTTAGTCGCTTTCATAACTCTCTCCAAACATGTGGTGTGTTGTGCAGATTATGCTTCGGCGGTTCCTCCGTGTCAAGGGAAAGTTTCGGTGGCTCCGGATGTCGGGCCGTGTTTCTTCTACATGCCCAACTTAAATACTAAGTCCTTGATTCCAAACGAAAAGCATCAGAGTGTATCTAGGTATGTGAGTGGCGATTGTTCACCATAGCGCAACAATCAGACTAGTTTTAGACCAATTGTATTTACGTTGGACATATAGAAGATACCTGCACAACATTGTGTGAGACCAACATTGTAGGGGGTAGGGGGTTCCTTAGGATTCTAAGGGTTCACTTAAGACTTATTAGGTTGTAAATAACGGTTTAATACTAAAGAGAGACCTAAGGGTCCTCAGGAATCACAAGGGAACCTCAGGCCCCATAGAAGGCAGCGCGACACCCGCAAGCACACCCTGCAATTCACATTAGGGTTCCTCGTGGCTGTAGATGCCTGGGGTTCCCTTGTGATTCTTTTTCCTTTTTACACAACACACTACTAGAGAGAGTAGCCATGAGAGATGTAGTCGTACCCAACATTCAGAGGAAGACCGATAGTCTCCTCACGCAGTACCCTGAGGTCGAAGCGTTCACCAAGCAGCAACTGAGCATCTTCTGGTTGCCTGATGAAGTGAAGGTCGAGAAGGATGTCCAGGATGTCCTGGTCAACATGACCCCCGCTGAGAAGCATGGTGTAACGACCGTGCTCAAACTCTTCACCCAGTACGAACTAAAGGCTGGTGCTGAATACTGGACTGGTCGATTCAAACGGAAGTTTCCTCGGCCTGAGTTCCAAGAGATGGCTGCGACGTTCGGTATGTTCGAACTGGCTATCCACAAACGGTTCTACCAGAAGATCAACGAACTGCTATTCCTGCACACCGATGAGTTCTATGGGTCCTATGGTGAAGACCCGGTACTCGCTGAACGTATGAAGTACATCGATGATGTGGTCTCACATCCCAACGATCTGGTCTCCCTAGCAGGGTTTGCCTTGGTCGAAGGTGCGATCCTCTATTCGTCCTTCGCGTTCCTGAAGCACTTCCAGCAGCAAGGTAAGAACAAGCTCCTCAATCTGGTCCGAGGTATCAACTTCTCGGTACGTGATGAGAACCTGCATTCCATGGCTGGTGCTTGGGTCTTCAAGAAGCTGCTCGAGGAGACCAAGGGTTCCCCTGAGTACCTTGATGACATCGAGGACCGTGTCTATGCGATGGCCCATGCGCTGTACGCTCATGAATGCCGGATCGTGGACATGATCTTCGACCAAGGCCCGATTGATGGTATCAATGCGGATCAACTGAAGAACTTCGTCGCCTCACGCCTTAATGCGGTCTTGGAGAGCCTGGGGTACACCCCAGAGTTCATCCTCACCGAAAACTCCATTGCTGAATGGTTCTACAAGGCCATCAACAGCTACACCTTTAACGATTTCTTTTCCGGCATGGGGTCGCAATATCACAGGTCCTGGAGTGAGGAAGCATTCACATGGGACCTCCCAGCATGAATCTGTACGAACAACTGAGTGAGGAACGCAAGCAACTGCAGGCCGATGGTCTCGTACCAGAGTGGTACTCGACTTCAGGCTACCAGATGTTCAAGGACAAGTACGAGTATGATACTGATGGCCTATCGGTCAAAGGTCAGTTTAATCGTATCGCCATCACCGCTGCGAAGCATATGCCCTTGGGCCTTAGGGACCTAGGATACGAATGGTTCTTCAGGCTCCTTTGGAACGGCTGGCTTTCCCCTTCAACCCCTATCCTCGCCAACATGGGAACAGACCGCGGTCTCCCTGTGTCGTGCTCGGGTGGAAAGATCGATGACTCAATCCATGGCTTCTATACGCACCGTCTTGAGACGGCTATGCTCACGAAGAACGGCTTTGGGACCTCAGGATACTTTGGTGACATCAGGCCTCGTGGAACGCCCATCAGTGTTGGCGGAAAGGCTAGTGGAGTCCTACCTGTCTTCACAGGACTCATCCGAGACATGCGAGATGTGGCTCAAGGTACTGCTAGGCGAGGAGCTTATGCAGGTTACCTACCAGTCATGCATGGGGATTTCGATGAGGTCGCTGACTTCATCTACAACAATCCCGATGATGCAAACATTGGTTGGGTAGTTAATGATGAGTATGTGGCCCTGTTGAACACTGGGGACCCTGAGGCAACCCGTAGATTCCAGAAGATGCTCAAGCTGAAGATGGTCCACGGCAAAGGTTACTTCTTCTTTGTCGATAAGGCTAATCGTCATCGTCCTGATATGTACAAGGACCATGGTCTCAAGATCAACAATAGCAACCTGTGCAGTGAGATCATGCTCTTCAATGATGCTGACCACACTTTCACCTGTGTGCTTAGTTCGATGAACGTGGCTCGCTATGATGAGTGGAAGGATACCGATGCTGTCTATTGGGCCACATGGTTCCTCGACTGTGTAGCTGAGGAATTCATTCAGAAGGCCAAGGTAATCCCTGGTCTCGAGAATGCCGTACGGTTCACTGAGAAAGGTAGGGCATTAGGCCTCGGTCAGTGTGGTCTTCACACGTACCTGCAGATGAACTCGATCCCCTTCGAGGGCTTTCAGGCTCACATGAAGAACCTTGAGATTGCCAAGCATATTGATGATAGGAGCCGTGAGGCTTCCATTGAGATGGCTAGGATTCTTGGGGAACCTGAGTGGTGCAAGGGCTATGGCCTACGCAACACCCATCGTATCGCTATTGCTCCCACGAAGAGCACTGCGAATCTCATGGGTGGCGTGAGCGAAGGTATCAATCCCGATCCCGCGATGGTTTATACAACGAGCGGAGCCGCTGGTGAGATGGACCGTATCAATCCGGTACTCTTGAAGATCATGAAGGCCCGTAGCGTCTATACGAAAGCTGTGGTGTCTGATCTTGCCGATAAGCAAGGTTCGGTACAGCATGTCGATTGGCTGGATGAGCACGAGAAGTCTGTGTTCAAGACCGCATTCGAGATTAACCAGGATGCTGTTCTGAGAATGGCAGGGACCCGAGGTAAGTTTGTAGACCAATGGCAATCCGTGAATTTGTTCTTCTCGGCTGATGAGGATGAGGCGTATATCGCTAAAATTCACCAGCAAGCTTTCCTAGACGAAAGTATACTTGCCTTGTACTACATTTATACCCAGAGTGGCGTTCAGGCTGCCAAGGGTGAATGTGAAGCCTGTCAATAACTAAGAGAGACCATCATGCTTATCCCTGCGCTTGTTGTTGCTGCACTCCTGCTCTATGTGGCCTCACGGTACCGTAATGGTTCCACGGGATACTATGGCTGGGGATTCGTTGCGACCATGGTCGTGGCTGCTGGTATCTATCTGTGATTGGGTCCCCGAAGACTCCAGTGCAATGCTGGAGCCTCGTTTCCCTCATATCCCGAGGGATTCTGAGGATGTGTCTTGGCAAAAGGATTGGAAGTCTCCCTCTCTCCTTCTGGTCCTCCCAAGGCGCATCCTCAGAATTAGTCGAATTTGCTGGACCTTAGAAAGTTGCTTTTGAAACGCCCGTGGAAAAAACTGGAAAATTTTTTAGGGGGTACCCCTCGTTTTTTGGATTATCAAGGTTGCACTTGGCTGTCGTCTACGTTGGAAAGACAACTACCTCGGGTAGGAGACACTGGTTCGATTCCAGTTCAGCCTGCTACACCCCTGTTTTTCCCCTATCTCTATCCCATTTCGGGTATAGATTCCCCCTGATTCGGACCTGGGTCGCACATAGCACCCTGCGGTACCCTCAGGAATACCGATTCCAGTCCCTGTAGCACGCCTAGAAACCGCTGGCGGGCATTTCACCTCCGGGTTTAACCCTTCGTTCCCTCCGGGCCGTTCTAGCGCCCCTGTAGCCATTCGGCTATCCATCGTTTTATCCCCCATGACTACCAAAACAAACAGAGCCTTTGCTCAAAAGGCCATAGGTCACCTGTACAAACCGTATGGTGACTCCCGTTCGTGCCTCTATTGCCAGTGCCGATACCCTGAACACAAAGACCATACGCCCGCACTAGCTCGCGTAATGGCTAGAGGTTCCCAGGCGTACCGTGAGGCAAACATCCCATTGCTGCTAGTTCACGCCTGTGCTGAGTGCAACCTGAGCCTCAATGCAAGGCCTTTGGATACCCTGGAAGCTAGGACCGTATGGCTATACAAGGACGTTCAGAAGAAACTACGTGCCAAGCGCCTATCAGGTGACTGGACACAGGACGAACTAAACGACCTGGGCAACACCTTGCGTTCCTTGGTCCAGGTACACACGAACAGACGTGACTACCTAATCGAACGCTTACAAGGCCTGAGCAACACCATCACCTTTTACGATGACGAAGGGTGGCCCAGTGCCTGTAGCACCGATGAGGTAGCTGTGTGATGGACCATACAAAGTAAAAAACCCCAGGGGTTACCTAGGGTTCTTTGGTTTGTACGGTATCGATCATACTGGCTTTACTGCACGTTCAGTAATGACTTTGAGTAGTGAGAGGAACCCATGCTGCGTGGTAGCTGCACCGATAGCTGTATCGTCACTCATGCGACGCCCACAAGCAAACTTACGGGACAAGGTAGCGTCACATGCCGTGAGCTTGCGGGCCGATACCTTGATAGCAGCGATACCCGTAAGGGCTTCAATCGATGTAGGGGCCACAATCAACGTGTTCATTTTGCATCCTTGTTATACGTAGTGAAGTGACCATTGGCATACGTGGCACTAGAGGTTCCACATGCAACCCTTAGGACCTGTAGGGCATTGACTATTTGTTCTAAGGTCATACGTCAATCACCACGTTGGCAAGGAACCCTGAGGTATCCACAGTTACGTTAGGCGGGATACGGTCCATACGGATACCCAAGGAACCGCCAACGATACCCGAACGAATCTTAGCCAACACCCCTGGGAACATATCGCTATTGGCGAGCATTCCGTACTTCGGATGCTGCCTAGCTGCGTTCATATCCACATGCGAGCGCTTGAACACGGGAACCGCGATGTAGTGATAGGCGGGCGTATCGTCCATATTGAAGACAGTCTGGACCTTGGCCTTGAATTGGATTTTCATGCTTTCACCTCAACGATGAACAAGACAGGGTTTGCTGCATCGGTGTCCCGCTTGACTGCCTCAAGTGCCAGGGGCAAATACATGAGGTGCTTCCATACGCTGAAGTCAGCACGAAGGATTTTGTATGTGTTCATGCGAATAACTCCATGGTTTCATAGGACCCTACAGGCAACACCTGCAGACACTTACAGGTCTCACAGGTGCATGCCGCTTCAATGAGAGCCTTTGTGCATGCTTCGTTTGCATCCTTGGCACGTACGCGTACCGTGAAGCGGGAACCAAGGGATTCTATGATCGCTAGGTAGAGGGTCAT